ATCAATTGGATTATGCAGCCACTCAAGGCTAACAATCCTAATAAATATCTGAACAAAAAATTTTGGCTGGATAGCAGTGATCGCCTGATGTACGAAGGTAAAGCACCTGAACTTGCAGAAACTAAGCGAGCACGTATGCCAGCGTTCTTTGAACATGCAAACCCCAACCTACCCCAATACGCCTAACTTACGGTTAGACGTGAGGCGTCTCCTAGAAGAACTAGAAGATGTCTTTCCACCTGTTAACCCTTCTCCTGATACTTCGTTGAATAGCATTATGTATCGTGCTGGTCAACGGAGTGTTTTAGAGTGGATCGAAAACCGACTTATTGAGGAATCTTAATCATGGGCGCTGGTGCACAACGTCGTGAACATCACAGACAAGAAGAAGCTCGGCGGCAAGCTGGTATTGAAGCAGATCGTCGTCGTAGAGAAGAAGAAGCACGTCAACGTGCATTACAAGAACAACTAGCACGTCAACGAGAAGCAATGATGGCTCAAACTGAAGCCATGCGTGAAGCTATGACCCCCGACATTCGTAAGACTGTTGGCGGTACCTTGGGTGCTCGAAACATCGGTATCCGGACTGCACGTTCTACTCGTCAAAGTGTGCGTGGACTTTCTCGTGGACTCGCTGCTCTCCGTATCCCACTTAACATCGGTGGTGGTTCCGGCAGCGGTCTAAACATCTAACACTGGTTAATTAAATGCAAGCTAAAAGCAGGTATGATCATCTATCCAGTTATCGTTCCCAGTTTCTAGACACAGCGGTTGAGTGCTCTAAGCTCACCATTCCTTACCTCATCCAACGGGATGAGTACAGAGTTACCCATCAAAAACTGATTCAACCTTGGCAATCCGTAGGTGCTAAGGGTGTAGTGACACTGGCATCCAAGCTGATGCTGTCCCTCCTGCCCCCTCAGACTACGTTCTTCAAGCTTCAGGTACGTGATGATAAGCTAGGCACTGACCTGCCTGCTGAGATCCGTTCTGAGCTTGACCTAAGCTTTGCCAAGATGGAGCGTATGGTGATGGATTCGGTTGCTGCTTCCAGCGATCGTGTCGTTGTTCACCAAGCTCTTAAGCATCTTGTTGTTGGTGGTAACGCTCTTATCTTTATGGGTAAGGATGGGTTGAAGCATTACCCACTCAACCGCTACGTTGTCGATAGAGATGGTAATGGTAACGTAATTGAGATCGTAACCAAAGAACTAATTAACAAAAACCTTCTACCTCCTGAAGTGATTAAAGAACCTCTTCCTGTTGTGGATGAGAGTTTCTCACATGAGGATGATGTAGAAGTTTATACACATGTACGTCTAGACAACAACCGCTGGCTCTGGCACCAGGAAGTCTATGGCAAAAAAATTCCAGGCTCCGATAGCAAAGCTCCAAAGGATGCTAGTCCTTGGCTTGTATTGCGCTTCAATTCTGTCGATGGCGAAAACTATGGACGGGGTAGAGTTGAGGAATTCTTGGGAGATCTTAAGTCGCTTGATGCACTCTCCCAAAGCCTCGTAGAAGGCTCTGCAGCAGCCGCTAAGGTCGTCTTCGTGGTATCACCCTCAAGCACGACTAAAGCGCAGACACTGGCGAAGGCAGGCAACGGAGCGATCGTTCAAGGTAGACCCGAAGACATCGGTGTTGTCCAGGTGGGCAAGACTGCCGACTTCCAAACTGCTATGACATTGATGCAGCAGCTTGAGCGTCGCTTGGCTGAGGCATTTCTTATCCTTAATGTTCGTCAGTCTGAGCGGACTACTGCTGAAGAAGTCCGTCTTACGCAGCTTGAGCTTGAACAACAACTTGGTGGCTTATTCTCCTTGTTGACTGTTGAGTTCCTGCTTCCTTACCTAAACCGTAAACTACTTGTACTACAACGCAGTGGACAACTACCACGTATTCCTAAGGATCTGGTTAATCCTACTATTGTTGCAGGAATCAATGCTCTTGGTCGTGGTCAAGATCGTGAGTCTCTCACTTCCTTCATCATGACCATTGCTCAGACTCTTGGTCCTGAGGCACTGATGCAATATATCAATGCTGATGAAGCTATCAAGCGTCTTGCTGCTGCACAAGGTATTGACGTATTGAATCTTGTGAAGTCTATGGAGGAAATCCAAGAACAACAACAAGCAGCAGCTGAACAAGAAGAACAGATGATCCTTGCACAGCAAGCTGGTCAACTGATGAAATCACCCATGGCTGATCCATCCAAGAATCCAATGGCAGGTGAAACTGTCAATGCGGTAATGGGTGAGGATGTCATTCCCCCAATGCAATAACTATGGCAGAAATTTTATCTTACGATCCAGCTGGTGATCCCGAAGTTGTCGGTGCCATGGAAGCCGACCAAGCTGAGTCTCTGGCTATTGGAGAAGAGATGATCAACCAAGCTAACGCTCGGTTGGCTGGAAAGTACAAAGATGCACAAGAGCTTGAAAAAGCTTACATTGAACTTGAAAAGAAACTAGGTTCTCGTGACTCTGAAGAAGAGTCTGGTGAATCAGAACCTCAAGCTGAGGAACAAGAACCCTCTCAATACTCTGTACAAATCGAAGCGATTAGTAAAGCTGCAGAAGAGTTCAACTCTAAAGGTGAGTTGAGTGCTGAGACTCTTGCTCAGTTTGAGCAGATGTCATCTAAGGAATTGGTTCAAGCTTACTTTGAGTATGAGCAGGGTTTGCCTGCAATGAATACTTCTGAGCCTGCTGAACTATCCCAAGCTGACATTAACTCCATCCAAAACTCTGTGGGTGGTGAAGCTGCTTATCAACAACTTGTTGGTTGGGCAGCACAAAACTTCTCAGAGTCTGAGATCCAAGCTTTTGACAACGTAGTCGATTCAGGTAACATTGATGCGATCAACCTTGCTCTTGCTGGATTGAAAGCACGTTACACTGATGCTGTTGGCTACGAAGGAAACATGATTCAAGGTAAAGCCGCTGCACCTGCTGACACATTCAAGAGTCAAGCAGAAGTTGTGCGAGCTATGTCCGATGCTCGTTACGATCGTGATCCTGCGTATCGTGATGAGATCATGCAAAAGCTTGCCCGCTCCGATCTGAAATTTTAAATGAACGACACAAACATCTGGGCTAAAGAGCCGCCCCTCATTATGACTGATCATCCCTACGGTGTCCCACATAACGAACGCGCTGAGCAGCTCAACGGTCGCCTTGCTATGCTTGGCATCATGGCTGCTTTTGGCGCTTACGCGCTAACTGGTCAAATTATTCCCGGTATCTGGTAATGCCTCTAAAGAAGGGTAAGTCTAAGAAAGCAGTTTCTGCTAACATCAAACAACTGAAAATCGAAGGCTACCCTCAGAAACAGGCAGTCGCCATTGCCTTGAGTAAAGCTGGTAAATCCCGCAAGAAAAAGTAATGGCTAAAAACGTTAGCCTTAAGATAGGCAAACACAAATCGCGGTCTGGCGGCTTAACTGCCGCTGGACGGCGTAAATATAATAGAGAGACGGGATCAAATCTAAAGGCTCCACAGCCTGAGGGTGGTCCACGCAAACGCTCTTTCTGCGCTAGAATGTCTGGCGTGAAAGGACCAATGAAGGACAGTAAAGGCCGACCCACCCGTAAGGCACTTGCTCTACGTAAATGGGAATGCTAACATGGCAAAGCCTGGTCTTTATGCAAACATCCACGCCAAACGCAAGCGTATCGCTGCTGGCAGTGGTGAAAAAATGAGAAAGCCTGGGTCTAAAGGCGCACCCACGGCTGCTAACTTTAAACGCGCCGCTAAAACTGCTAAGAAAAACAAACTCAAAATCAAATGAAATTTCTCGCTATCCTCCCTGCAACTCTGATCGCCGCTGCTCCTGCTATGGCTGGTCCTTACGTGAACGTTGAAGCTAACTCTGGCTTCACTGGTTCCGATTACTCTGGTACTTCTACCGACTTCCACGTTGGCGTTGAAGGTACCTCTGGTGTTGCTGGCTGGTACATCCAAGGCGGTCCTACCTACGTCAGCCCTGATGGTGCTGTTGGTGAGACCATTGCTACCGGCAAGCTTGGTGGCTCTGTTGCTGCTAGCGATAAACTCTCCGTCTACGGTGAGATCTCTGCTGCCTTTGATTCCGTCAATAGCTACGGGACTAAGGCTGGTGTGAAGTACAAGTTCTAATTCCCATTGTGGTGGGAGGGAGGCACAACGTACTACTTACTAATTAAATGACTGCAACTATTGCACTTCGTAAGGAGTCATCTTGGGATCAATTTTGTGACTGGGTGACTTCTACTAATAACCGTCTTTATGTAGGATGGTTTGGGACACTGATGATTCCGTGTCTTCTAGCCGCCACCATTTGTTTCATTGTGGCATTCGTTGCCGCTCCACCTGTTGACATTGATGGAATCCGCGAACCCGTCGCAGGCTCCCTGCTGTATGGTAACAACATCATATCGGGAGCCGTCGTTCCGAGCAGCAATGCCATCGGACTACACTTTTACCCAATTTGGGAAGCTGCTTCACTTGATGAATGGCTGTACAACGGCGGTCCATTCCAACTCACCGTTTTCCACTTCCTCATTGGCATCTATGCTTACATGGGACGAGAGTGGGAACTTAGCTATCGACTAGGAATGCGTCCCTGGA